CTTGTTCTCTTCGACGTACTTTTCTTCCGGCGACTTCTCGGGCGGAAGGACCGGCCTTTCGGCCTCCATGCGTTCCGCCGTCTTCTTGTCGAGTTCGCGCAGCAAATGCCTTCTTGCCGTTATTGAATTCAGCAACTGGTCATTCACGCTTTTGAGAGACTCTATCTCCGGCGATTTCCCGGCCGGCTCATCCGTAGCCGCAAGAGCTTCGGCCGCAAGTTTGGCCTCGTCACTCATATTATCATCAGTGACTGCCGCCTGTTCCTGCTGCCCGCTGCTAACCTTCTCTTCTGTCGCGGCCACCGGATTCTCAGTTTGTTGTGTGTCTTCCATAGCATCCATAACTATAAACCTCACTTTTCCTATTAACCGGCCAGGAACGCCGAACTCGCGAATCCCCGCGATAAGGTCTTGGTCTTTAACTGTCTCCAAGATGACAGAACGCCTGAACCGTCAGGCTGGCAGAACTCGGTTTGCCGCCCACCGATGGGGCTAAGATGTCTCTTTCAAAGTTTTATTGCTATCCGCTACCTCTTCTTTGAGATATTGACGGGCAGCTTTCAAAAGATCGGAGTTTTCCTCGCGTTTGAGTTTTGCGTATTCCTTCAGCGTCCTTGCCGCGGACTCGATCTTCCAGAACCGCTCGTCTCCCTTGAGTTTCTCAAAAGGTATTTCCAACCTCACTATCGCCTCTGCTTTTGCCATTTTTTCTCCAATAAAAAACCCCCGCCAATCCCGTTTCATGGGGATTAGTAGGGGTATAATTACATTGCCCACGTATTCAGTTTTTTACTTCAAAGAGCGTTTTTACGATTGTCTCTAATTGTTGACGGCAAGGATTAACATAGCTACTTCCCCCTGCCTATGGGGGCTTCGACGGTTCTATACGCCTGGCAATTTCACTAAATGCCTTGTCGTCAACGGTACGTATTCAGTTTTTAATAGCGGGGGCCGGATTTGAACCGGCGACCTCCGGCTTATGAGGCCGAATTTCTACCAGACTGAATTACCCCGCGATCATTTTCTCTTCGTTTCATGTAAAATCAATCTCTTGGGAATGCGAAACCAATCCCATCCCATTGAACATCCCCACCCATGAATATTGGATTTACTACGCTTACGTGCCCTCTTGGCCTGTCTTCGTCCGGGTATATAGGTGAAACCCACACGGGAATTCCCAGCAAACCGCCAGACAATCCCGTATAGTATGGAGATTTTTTAGCCCATGATTCAAAGAGATTCCAACCTTTTTTGTTAACAAAGATGTGGCTTATTTCGTTTCCTTTTTTTCGATACATAAGAACTGTTTCTATAATATTATCTACAAAATTCAGTTCCTCTATATCCTCTATAAAATTATCTATAGAATCCAGTTCCTCTTTTTGCTGAACCGGAAACTTGCAGTCAGACTCCTTTACCAATGCCGCCGGGGTAACCTGTACTAACCCAATCAATTTTAGAAAGCCTCTAAGTTTCATAAGTTTAACTTCATATCGGCTATTCGCAGCCTATTTCTGTATCACTGAATATTTACCACGTTTGCTTCGCTTTTATTATCCACGTCAAACTCATCCAGTTTCAACGCCGGCATGAACATATCAACGGGCACGCTTTTATCGCCAAATCTTGAACTATCAAGCCTGAAGATGAGTTTGCCCGTCATTGACGGGAAGGCCCTCTTTATCATCGACCTGCACCTTGACAGAACCTTTTTTTGCTCGCTTGTCATCATCTGACTACTCTTATCCCCTTAACGATCTTTACAATTAAAGCCGTTAAAATCACCGCCGCCAGGAACCATTCTAAAATCGTTTCTTTTGCATCGTCGGTCATTACTCGACTGCCTCGATCTTCACCCTTGCCCGAAGCCTGCCGAGTTCCAGCATTTCGCCCGGCGTCGGCTGGTCTATCTTCCTGCCCATGTTCGCCATTCCCTCAAGTTCCTTGAACCTTACTCTTTCATCGTCTGATAACGGCTGAAGGTTTTCCGGCTGCGGTTCGGCAGGTTCCATTGCTGGTGCCGGTTTCCTGTTGCGAGTCTCTATCCTGAGAAGATCGCAAAGATTTTCGTAGCTTTCTCTCGCGTCAAACTCCACGCCCATCGCGGTCAGTTCTTCGATAACCTTATCTCTTGATTGTCTTGACATTGTAAATATCTCCTATGTTTTAAGCTGACTGTTCTTTACAAACTCCCTGAACATCTTTTTCCGTATCTTGCCCGGAATTGCTATAATCGCCTGCCTTGCTTTATCGGCGTCCTTATTCCTCATAATAAAAGCCTTGTTCTTCGCGTCCCACGTCACCTGCGGGCAATCTTTTTTAAAATCAAACTTCTCAAGATGCTCAAGACTGATAGCCTCAAGGCCGCCGATTCGGTACAACATTAACGCGGCAAAGGCCCAATAGAACTCCTTTTTGAACACGGGCAGTTCTGCATCTGCCGGGATTTCCTTATTTTCGCCGTTATTACCGGTCATTGCTTAACCTCATTCTCTGTGAAAGTAAATCTGCCCATACCATCAATCGCATCGTCCGACCCATCATTTTGCTTAACCTCGTTCGGCTCGGCAAATTCCATCTTTACGTCATCCGTCGACCTTGGAAGTTTTCATGCCGTTTTCTTCCCAAATATGCGTTCCCACGCCTCCTCGTACTTGCGCGACCAGCCGACCTTCTCCACCCACTTCTTCTGGTAAGCAGGCTCGAAGCCGACCTGGGCCTTTTCAAAGGCTTCACGAGGCGTCACACCTCGCCCGGTTTTGCGAACAATCACTCCCGGGGCAGATACCTTCTTTTCTTTACGCTTACTCATCTTTTACCCCGTCCCACATTGCCTTCATACTGTCTCTGTGCGGCCTGTTAAGTATTTTTTTTCTTTCACGGTTCCGCTTAATCGTTCTTATCAGGTTCGTTATTTTGTTGTACCTTCTCACAAACCATAGTTTGATGTGAACTGTAAATATCCTCTTTAAAACATTCAAACAACATCGTTCGTGTCCGAAGCAATCTCTGTCATTCAGCCAACACCAACCGGGCAATATGCCTTCAAATGATTCAAACCAATATTTACATTTGCTACAAGTCATCGTTTACCCCGCCTTCGCGGCAAGGAACTGCTGCGCCTTCTGCTGCTTATCTTCCATTTCCCTGATTATATCTTCCTTATCGGCTATACCCGAAGCCTCAAGCAGTCTCCTCGCCGATAACGGCGGCTGGCCGCTCTTGATGAGTATCTCGTTGATCTCAAGCCTCTCTGCCATATCGGCGATACGCATCGTCGGCGAGTACGGGCTCATCGTCACCGTAGTATTGTACCTGCCCTTTCTCAGGTTGCTTATCTCCTCGTAGAGCATGTCCATAGCTATCGGCCGGGCAAGCTTATCGATAATGGCGTTCTGGCGTTTCATCAATTCCAGGTCGGCGAGATAGTTCTGGGCATAGGACTGGTCTATCTGCGCGGCTTCCGGCTCCAGTTGGCCCGGGTGCTCGGCTAACTTCACGCCCCTTGCCTCAAGCTCTTTGACCACCTCGTTTCGCGACTGCTCCAGCAGATCGTTGTCTATCATATCGTCAGAATCGACAATTTCAAGAATCTCATCCATTGAGTAAACCTTGTTGTTTCTCAGAATCTCCACAATCAGTTTATTCAGAATTGTCTGTGAATAATCGAAGTTATGAAGGATGGGCGAATTGCCGGTCATCGACGAACGCTGCTTGGCTTCGATTGCCTTGCCACTCAGGCTCGATTCATCATAGCTGGCGTCCTCGGAGCGAACGCCGCTAATCAAGTGCAGATTGCGGATGGACAATTCTTCCTCGCGGTCGAAGCCTGCCGGAAATTTCGTTTCCTCGATTTTCCTTGCGTCGCCGCCAGCCTGCGATAAATCAATCACTATGTTATCCTCGGCGCCGTTTTCTTCCAGCCATGTTTTGAACGTGCCCAGTGGATCGCTCTTGATGTAATAACCGCTGTTCGGCATCTTCTTCAGGATGTTAAGCTTCTGCGAATGGCAATAGTTGATTTCTTCTTGTGTGCCTATAAGGTCTTCGGACATGCCGCCCCGATAGCCGTTGTCGAAGTACGGACTGAACGGAACAATAGGGAACATATCGACGCCGTTAAGCTCATCTTCTATGTGATCGAGCAGCAGATCACCCAGAATGATGGTATGGCACATTATCTGCCTGATAACGCGGTATGCCGTTATTTTCGGCAACTTCGAGTCCTCCGGCGGAGTCAGGTAGATTTCGTCCCTAATGGAACCCTCGCCTTTGATGTAACCCTTTGCGTACAGCTCCCTGAATATCTCGGAGATATCCTTTTCTTTCGTCACAAGGATAGCATCAAGTTCGTTTTCTTCATCCTTAAAAAACATGAAACTCCGCTTCGGCATTCGCCAGAAGCAGTGTGTGATGTGAAACTGATTCTCGTGTGACTCAACGGAGTGCATTATCCTGTTGCCCGAGAGAGTAGACATCGCATTCCTGAATCCCCCCCATATCCTCGACCAGAAGCCCGTAGTATCGTTCATAATCGGCTCAAAGCCGTAATCTTCAAGGTCCGGTGCTTTCTTCGGGTACTGCTCTTTAATCAATTCCTTGTCAACCCAGGGCTCCCAGACAATGTACTTGGCGCCGGTTGTGAAGTTGTTGGGGTCGTAACTGATACAGTTGGGATCGATTGCACAATCATCCTCGTTGAGCTTCTCGATTTTCATATTGCCGTTCTTGGGATCGTCGTTAAAGTCTACAAAAACACCAATATATCCAACGGCAGCAGCTAGCCCGGCCTCGAACCACTGCGTCTTTTGAAACAAGGACTGGCTGGTATCGCTGACGTGTTTTGCCAGCTTCGTCAGTATCCTCGCCCCGGACTCCGTGCCGCCCCGATTGGCCTCGACCTTCACATCTTTGGGATTCTGCAACTGCATACCAACCACCTGCTTGATGATTGGCTTGATTAGCGGGACTTGGAGCGAGAATTTGCCCTTCCGCCTGTTCCATTCCTTCACGGC